GTAGAGATTACGCTCGGGAAGTTACTCTTTACAGAGTAACCTTGCGTCTCACAAATTTCGCTACGTCGGCTACCGCTTAGGTAGGGCGTTCAGGACTATTTCACCATTATGAAACCTGTCCCGAAGGCGACACCTACCGACGGACGACGTATTTCTGCCTTCTCTCGAAGCGAACGGTTCAAGTAAGGAAGACTGTTTGACTTAAAGGTAAGACCAGAGAATCGCGGAGTTGTGTTTCGCTCCTCGACCCTTTGTCCTAGGTCCTTCAAGGGAGGGATCTGTTCAAGTAAATCCTCTATCTCTTTATATTTACTGTAAAGAGACGCACCTTGGTAGCGATCAGACCAGAACTCCTGTAACAAACGGTCGTATTTTAAGTAATGTTCCGTTACCTTCTTAGAAATAGGTAAATAGAACTTATCGAAAAGCACGACGTCCACTACAAGAAGTCTGAATATCTGAGCACGGATCTCTGGATGTTGGTCTAGATACCATCGTAAGTCCCAAACCCGAGAAGCCAAAGCACCATTCAGTATCCTCTCCTTACTGAACGTGCTGAGGTCACGGTCCATTATACGTTTAAGGCAATCCTCATGGTACCATCATCAAAAGGATGGACGCAGAGGATAACTTTTACCCAGTTTAACCATTCCAAGTCATTTGGAAACCGGTAAACGAAATGAACCGTCGGGATGGGTCAAGACGAGAGTTATTAGACGTGCCTTCGCCGATAACAGGTGTAAAGGTTTGAAGATATTACCTAATTGTTTATATCCAAAACCCTCTAGCCGGAAGATCATCGCCCAGGTCAGTTTGTACTTAGTTACATACTCTGACAAGGCCATGACCGAGGATAGAGCAGCTGTTGTTTCCTTAAATGGAATAGGCGAAGAATCCTTAGGAGTAAAGTACCTCTTAGCGAATTCACAAACTCTCTTGTTACCGCGAGAGATAAGCGACTTCGAAAGATTAACCTTAACCCCTAAGGAACTCAAGATCTCTAGGTACTTCGAGGCGACAGCTGAATCCTTAATAACTATATCATCTCCGAGAATGGCATAGTTAGGGAATCATCTGTCACTCAACCACCCAGTCTTCCCGGCCTTCTGAGCGGCCCACTGGACTATCGCATGGTGCGATAGAGCCAGCATGGCCCAAGAAGATAACGCACCCATAGGTTGCCCAACCGCGTACTTAACTGCTGTAGTACGGCAGATTGAGTCTGGCACTACGAAACCCCTGTCTCCAGGACTGGAGACGGGCTCGAGTGCGAAGGTTCTGTGAGGTAAAGCATAGAGGCGATCTGTAAGGATTTTCCTTCACAGTTCAGCCCCACGATTCCCTAGAACAGGGCGCAGGAGTATCTCTTGAAGTAGGACTGGTAATCGGTCAGTGGCACTAGATAAGTCGTAACTGAAGAAATCCCCGTCAGTCTTCAGTAGACGCTTAACAGGTGCCAACTGGTCAAAAGTACCATCCTGAGGAATCCTTCGTAGAACCTCGAAGATGTGATCTTGAAGAGGGCGCATGGCTCACTGCGTGAAGCAGTCAACCATAGCAAAAACCCGCACTTTACCGGCGGGTTCCTCCTTAAGACCCAACTTACCAAGGTAACGAAGGGGGCGACCACGACGAGCCATCCTGTATACCAACTGCATTACGTCGTGAGGAGTATCACGACCAAATAATGTAAACTGGGACTTGGTCTGAGTCAATTTGACCCAGGCCTCCAGTGATTGGTAAAGATGGGTGAAGGGACGACTAAGCCAGGTAGCAGCCGCATCGTATATACTTTGCGGACTAGAAGACACACCCGATCCCGAGGTAGGGGATGTCTTAGTTAACTGGAAGAAGTCCATCTTCAACTCCGTCATGAAATCGTTCTCATCGGGGATCTCATTCAGTCTATTCCGACGGAAGGAGGCCTTCACCAAGGGTGAGGACTCCCCGTGGGGAATAAACCTGAAGAAACGGTCCCGAGAGAAAACCTTGAATTCCTCAAGGACACTCGTGAAGTCGACGCTTGCCGGTTCCACTATAGTCCGGAATATCCGAGGCCGCTTTTTAGCGGACCATTGGAGAACACGGAAAAGTGAGAAAAGGGTCAACCAGATACGAAGAACGGTCCTATTTCCAGAGCGGATATAGGCTCGATCTCTCGCAGGTATGATCCTTGGCAAGCCGACACGATTACGTCCTACTTTTGGCCCTAAGGCTGTAAGATCATCTAACATCATTCCCCCTACTGATTGTTGTAGGAGGACAGATGATGTTTTGAGGTACTGGGTCAGGAATTTAATCCCTGACCTCTTACGTAGCCTACAAACCTCTTTGGAAAAGAGGTAGATTATCCTTACTCTTCCGCCACTTCAAGAGCGAACCAAGGCTGTCAGATACCTTTTCAGGATCTGGACCATTGGTCGACCTCCATTTCTGGAGATCATACCAGAAATACTAGCTAAGAGCTTGTCTGCGTAAGTCCCAACCACCTTAGAAGGCTTGGTGAATGGTGGTTTGAGATCACTGACGCACCTCACCTGCTGATGCAGGTGAGACCCTGAGAATAATAGAAAGTTAAGGCCTCGGTTTAGGGATAAACCAAGTGACCTTGCTAAAATTATATTTTTA